CAAGGCGGAGAAGCTTTATTAAGTATGCTGGGCAAACCAGCCGGATCAGATCCTCGTTACAGAGGCCGTGCGCCTGATCGTACTGAGATAAGCTTTTTGAGATACGATCCCGACGTAAAACCTGGTCGCGGCATTTCTGCTCGAATGAAGCAATCTATGGCAGCTCTAAGAGAGCCCAATAACCCTATGCGTCAAGAAATTTTAGATAATATCGAAAGCGGCTTAGATGTTGGCGAAGATTGGTACAACACTGAAGAGCTGCGAGATTGGTTTATCGCCGGTCATGGTGAAAACGAAGGTCACCGAAGATGGTCAGAATATATCGACCTAGTTGGTGCAGCTTCTCCCAGATCTAAAGTACCACCAAATGTGGCGAATGCTTCAGCTATTAATCAGCGTCTTTACGACAGCTCTGCAATGCCAGGCAGCAACCAAACCTACAGAGAAGCTTTGGCAGACGCACGAAGCGTTGATGACACGTCTCCTATAGCTAAATCTCGCGAAGAAGGTTACGGACATTTAGCTGGCAGAAACCAAGAGTTAATTGTTGCCGATCAGCTTCGAGGTGGTTGGGATGGCGCTCCACAAATGGATGACATAACTAAAAGAGCTTCAACGGCTGTTGTTAATCCAAAACCAAAAGGCTTCGCGCAGTCACTTAAAGGTTCAGCGAAAAATTTTGCTGCCGATATGCATTTTACAAGATTTATTGCTATGGCTTCTAAAGATCCAAGATGGTTGCAAACTGGCGGCGATGTATCGGCAGAATTTAGAAAAGAGATCTTAGAAAAATTTCCAAAGGCAAAAAAATATTTTGGTAAGCGTCAAGCTGGAGATAAAATTGTTGATACTTTTAAAGCCCAAAAATCTGTTACTGATGGTGTTCTAGAACTAGACGATATTGCAGAGTATCCTGGCGTTTTTGTCGAAATGCCAAACGACAACGAATACAAAGCATTTGAAGATTTTATGTATGAGCTTGGCCAGGAAATGGGTTTAACTGGTCCTCAAGCTCAAGCAGCATTATGGATGGGCGCAGCCAGAAAAACTAAAGTTGCTGACGAGAGCCAGGTTACTTTCATGCAAGCCATGAGAGATAGAGCTGCTACAAAAGCGGCAGAAACTGGCCAAACATCTGAACAGGTTTTGTTTGATTTTATTATGAACCGAGGCTTGTTATCTGTGCCATTTGGAGCTGGTGGCGTCTTGGGCGCTGTAGGAATGCAACAACCGCAACCAGGGCAACCTGAGAGCCCCCTTTATTACAACATGAGGGCGCAATGAGCGATAAGATAGCAAACATAAGAAACAAGGTTGCAGGATTAAAAGACCAACAAGTACGACGCAAGTATGACATAGAGCTTGGCGTGGACGGCGAAGCTTTTGAAATGATTGAGCCGCGAGAAGCCAACATGGAGCTTAGCGGACGCAATCGAGGTCGCGGCGTAGATGCTCGCTATAAATTTTCTCAGGAAGAGCTGCAAAAGGCAATGGATGCCAGTAACACCGACAACATGATCGGCTATAATATTTTTGATTATGTTTTGCAGAAAACGGGCAATCCTAGAGTTGCCAGGCAAGTAATGAACGTCGCCGGCTTTATGCCAGTCGTTGGGACTGCGATGGGCGTGGAAGACGCTTATGACAGTGCACGAAATATACCGGATGCCTACGCTATGAATGGTATGCCTGGTGTATTAGGCCAGCTTGGCAATGTTGCCCTGGGCGCTGGCGATGCTGCATTGTCTTTAGCTCCATTTGCCAAACCTGTTGTAAGGGGAGCTGCCAATGCAGCTAAACCAATGTTCAAGGAGCTTGAGCAATATTTTAGAAGAGAGGGCAAGTTGCAATGACCCTGGCAAATTTCACAGAGCTACAAACTGAAATAGCAAATTTTCTTAATCGTGATGACTTAACAACGGTCATTCCAACTTTTATCCGTTTAGCTGAAGCCAGGATGAATAGAGATATTCGGCATTGGCGCATGGAAAAAAGAGTGACTGCAACATTAGATACTCAGTTCACCTCTTTACCTTCTGATTTTATTGCGCCGATTAGGTTAACGTTAAATACGGCGGATACAAAAATACTAGAGTTAGCCGGTAATAATGAAATCGGAGGTTTTAGATCGGAAGCCTTAAATTCTTCTGGTGAGCCATCTTATTACGCAATAGTTGATGGCGCTATAGAGGTATTCCCTACCCCTTCAGCAGCTTACAATTTAGAGCTTTTGTATTACGGATCTATAGACGGTTTAAATTCTTCTAACGCAACAAATTGGGTTATCACTTATTATCCCGATCTTTATTTATATTCTACTCTGTTACAATCAGCTCCGTATCTTATGGAGGATGAGCGCGTAGGCGTTTGGGCGTCTTATTATGCGTCGGCGGTAGAAACCCTCAACAATGAAAATGAATTAGCGAAGCATGGCGGCTCCGGCCGTCGCATGAAAATAAGGAGTTATTAAATGGCAACTATTGGGGACAGAGTACTGGATTCGGGACTCTCGGTTTTAAGTTCCGAAGCTAACAGGGTGGACATTTGCAGCCAGGAGCCAACGACATATGCTGAAGCGACAAGCACTTACACACTAGGCAACACAACAAGCATAACAATTGCCTCACCGGCTGACAGGACTGGCGGAGGTCGAAAGGTAACTATGTCAGCCATTAGCGCGGCGTCTGTTACCGGCACAGGCACCGCTACGCATTACAGCATTACAGACACATCAAATAGCCGATTGCTAGTAACTGGATCTCTTACAGCGTCACAATCAGTGGCTTCTGGAAACACCTTTAGCCTGGAAAGCCTGGATATCGGAATTCCTGATCCCTCGTAATTAGGAGACTGACATGGCAACTGTCGTTGATGACCGCGTCCAGGAAACCACTACAACAACTGGCACGGGAACCTTTACTTTAGCTGGGGCAAAAACTGGCTTTCAATCTTTTGCAAATATTGGTGACGGAAACGACACTTATTATTGTTGTACTGATGGGACTGATTACGAGGTTGGGATCGGAACTTATACAGCTAGCGGAACGACCCTATCCAGGACAACAATTTTAGATAGTACAAACTCTGGTGCGGCTGTAAATTGGAGCGCTGGAGATAAAGATATTTTCTGCACAATGCCAGCCGGAAAAGTTGTTTTTGAAGATAGCTCTAATAATGTTGCCGTTGCCGGAACAGTAGACGGGCGTGACCTAGCAACTGACGGAGCAAAGCTAGACGGTATAGAGGCTAATGCTGATGTTACTGATGCAACAAATGTAGCGGCAGCCGGTGCTTTAATAGCAACTACATCGAGCAGTGTTGAATTAGGTAGTTTTGGAGTTGGCACCCCTGCTAGTGGGACAACTGGCGAGATACGAGCAACAAATAACGTTACTGCCTATTATTCGGATGAGCGTTTAAAACATTTTCACGGGCATATTGAAGACGCATTGAGTAAAATAAAAAACTTAAATGGTTACTATTTTACTGAAAACGAAACTGCAAAATCTTTAGGATATGCAAACAGTGACATGCAAGTTGGCGTATCAGCCCAAGAGGTGCAAGCCGTATTGCCAGAAGTTGTAACCCAAGCACCGATCAGCGATGAATATCTAACGGTTTATTATGACAAATTAGTTCCGTTGCTTATCGAGGCTATTAAAGACTTATCAGATAAAATAGAGAAGCTTGAAAATGGCGTTACAAACTAGCGGCCCTATTTCTTTAGATGACATTCACGTTGAAGCTGGTGGTACAACTGCCACGCAAGCTGGCATCAACGACACTGATATTTTAAATTTAATTAGTAAAACTAGCGCAACGCAAATGGGTTTTGATGAGTGGTACGGTGCAAGCGGTGGACCTTCCCTCAAATATACTATGTCAGCTACACAAATAGCACCAACAACAACAGGCAAAAACGCTTCGGCCGGGTATGTTAGTTTTAAAAGCAGTACAGCTATAACAGCCTCTCAAGATTTTATAACAGATCCTAATGTTGAAGGTTTTATAATTAGAGATTTTAATGTTTTAAAAAACAGTGTTAGTGCAGGATATCGCGAAGGTGTCACTGTACTTGCTCAAGGATTTAACGGCACTTTAGGCGCTCTTGCTGTAAGTGGCAGTTACAATTTTAGAAAGCCTAACGTAGCTGATAATTATTTTATTGCAAAATATAATGGTGTTGCAGTTATTGGTCCAACAAATGAGCTTTACAATGGAGTACAAATCTCTCCAACTCGCTACTACACGGCCAATGACACAAGTCTATTAACAACCGGTGCAAATGGTACTGCAAATGCAAATTTAGTTAACAATAGGCAAACACTGAGTTTGTGGACATTGGAATATTATTCAATATGACTTATTTTGCCACCATAACAAACACGTTTAATCAAAACATTTTCAACAAAGTATTTGATTATAGTTTTAACGTTGCAAATCAATATTTAGAAAAAAATAGATATGCTGAAAAAATTCAATCACCGTTAGATAATAAAAAATTATGGGAAAAAATTTATAAAGAAGAATTTGACTTACAAAAAAATAAGTCTGGTTGCTTTATAGAAATTTACGAAAAACATAATGAAGTTGTTGCAGTTCCTGTTGGTTACGCTGTTGGCAGAAAAGAAAACGAAAAATTTATTACTAACACATTTCTTTCAGGAAAAAGAGCTGCTTCAAATTCTCCTTTAGTTGTAGATCCTAAATTGTGGGATGATTTGATGAGCTTTATTAAAGCGCATGGTTGCGACGAATATGTTTGCGAGACTGACCAAGGCGGCACTGTCTGGAAGGCTTTAAAAATAATTTCTAGAAGTTTGCGCTATCCAGTAAATTTTAAAATAGGAAATCCATATTCAACTATGAGTATGAAGTGGGTGCCGGAATGATTATAACTCCTGATTGGGCTTTTATTCATGTTCCGCGTTGTGCCGGGTTTGCAGTTAAAGAAGCCTACGTTGATCGCGGCGGTTCTGAAAGCCATGTTCATCCAATTTTTCAAGAAAAAGAATATGGTCCTATGTCTTATTTGTCTCGGTTTCAACATTGGGAAAACCACGTTGCTGAAGATGCTGAAGTTTGGGCAATTGTAAGAAATCCATACGACAGAATTCAAGATTGTTACAACAGAGCCAGAGACTTGTATGGTGAAGAAAATTGCTCAACTTTCGAACAATTTTTAAATATGAAAACACTTCTTTATGATATGCGCGATACCCAAAAAAAGCATATCGAAAGTGATCGCCCAGTTAGATATTATAAATTAGAAACTGAGCTAGAACAGGCTTTTAGCGATCATGGTTTAACTCTTGGCGATGTTGTAAACGCAGCAGATCACGACAATCATATTTTAACTGATCAAAACATTTGGATTATTAACGAAATTTTCCACGATGACTTTGAGCATTTTGGTTACGAGAAAAGATAGTGTTAGGTTTTCAACCCATATCAGGATCTCCAATATCTGATGTTGGCGGCTCTGATGTTATTATTCCAGTAAGCGTTTCTACAGCTAACCCAACAATTGATAGCACTGTTATGGTTGTTAACAAGCTTTTGGCTGGTGATGATGTAACGGCTGGCAATCCAGTGATTGACACAACGGCACTTACTGCAAGTACCCCTGTTGTAGCCCCAGATTTGACGATGGGTGCGCCTATTGTTGATGCTGCAACAATTACTCAAGTTCACGATCTTGCAGGCGTCTACAATGGAAATGGCATTACAGTTCCAAATGTCCAAATGGTTGAGGACGAAAATTTTAGTGCGCCTAATGTTCTTACGGGTACAGTAAGAATAGACGCGGCCGTATTCAGCCAAGATAGAATTTTTTCATCTGAAGATTTGATTACTGGTGCGCCGGATATTCCTACAGCAAATACCACAATAAATTATGATTTTGCAGCTTCAGATATAACAAGCGGAAATCCTGAAATAAATACGCTTACTGCATCAATTGTCGTTCATCTGAGCGCTCCTGATATAAGTTTAGGTATACCAACAATAGACACTACAACAGTAACGCAAAATTATGCGTTGACTGCTACTGAGTTAAGCTTTCCCCAGCCAACAGTCGATGTAACCTCAGTCACAGTACAAATAAATTTCGCATCTAGTGATATTACCTTTGGGTTGCCTAGTGTTGGGTTGGGTGCTTTCCCGTTTCAAATAAGTTTACCTTTAGATGAAATATACAATGAAGTGAGTGTTACTCCTTCGATTTGGACTGACACGCCCGAAATACCACAAGAAACATTTACAAATGCGCCAGCTCCAAGCGCTCCTTCATTCGATGAAACTACGGTAGACAACACAGATATTTGGAGTGAAAGCACCTAAAATGGTATAGGTAATGCAACACAATGTAAGGATAAATTTATGCCAATAAGTATTACTAAGCCGGTGATCGGCGGTAGTGAAAATTCTTGGGGTCAGGAAATAAATACCGCTCTTGATAGTATTGTGACTGCCGTTAATGCAAACGAGACTGCATCTGGCAGCAATTTAACTTCTGGCTCTGTGTCTCCAACATTTGACGTTCTAACTGCAAATTCAGTGGCTTTTGGACCCTGGACTATTACAGCAACTGGCGGATCTTTATATTTTGCTACCGGCGGAAACAACAAAATGAAACTTGACACAAACGGCAATTTAATTGTGACCGGTGACGTAACAGGCTTTGGAACTATTACATAATGGCACTACAATCTAGCGGAGCAATATCACTGAGCCAAATCGAAACTGAATTTGGTGGTTCTGCACCTACAAGTTTAAGCGAATATTATGCTGCGGCCGCTGGTATACCTGGTAATAATAACCCTTTATCACTGAGCGATTTTTATGGAACTGCAAGTTTAGTAGGTATAGAAACTATCGCTACCCCTGTTATTATAAACGGCCAAAACTCGCTGCAACAAATTACCGTTAGTGATTATATAAGCAGCGGCGGAAGTTTAAGTATTCCTGCAAGTTGGTGGATTTGGTCAGATAGTACCTCAGTGGCAGCAATGACCATAGATATTCCATGCACAATTATAAATAATGGTAAAATTATTGGTAAGGGCGGTAATGGCGCAGGAACTTCAGGTTACAATGGTGGCGCTGGTGGCCCTGCAATTCGCATTAACTCTGGTGTAAGTGGTGTTACTATTGAAAATGTCTCTGGTGCATTTATAGCAGGCGGTGGCGGCGGTGGCGGCACATCAAATGCTAATGCTCAGGCAAAAGGACCAGGAGGGGGAGGCGCAGGCGGAGGAAATGGCGGCAATGCGGCAGGGACTAGTAACCAAAACTTAGCAACTGGTCATGTTGGGGCTGTTTTGAACGCGGCAGCAGCTCAATCTATCTCTGTTACATCACAAACAGCACAAGCAGGCGGCACTGGTGGTTATCGTGCAGAAAATAGTAGCGGCACTCAGTACGGTAGAAAAGCAGGCGGCGGTGGTCGTATTCTGCCTGGTGCTGATTGTAACCCAACAGTTCAATTTATTACACAAGCAGGAAACATAGCAACGGGTGGTGCAGGCGGTCAAAATGGAACTAATGGGCGAAGAAGTGGTGATACAGTAATTGGTGCAGGTGGCGGCGGTTGGGGCGCGGCAGGAGGAAACGGCGCTAATGGCCGCACTACTAATGGCTCTGGCGGTGCAGGCGGCAAAGCCGTTGAAGACACTGGGAATACATACACACTAACAAACAACGGAACAATGTTTGGAGCAACAACCTAATGGCTCTTTTACCTTTGGACATACCAGCCGGATTTTATCGTAACGGAACAGAACTTGAGCAAAGCGGAAGATGGCGAGAAGGATCTCTTGTTCGCTGGATGGATGGTAGTTTGCGTCCAGTTGGAGGTTGGTCTGTTAGAAAATTTGGATTTTCGAAAGATCCAGTGCGAGGAATGCACACTTGGCAATCAAACGGCGGAACTGCTTGGGTTGCAGGCGGCAGCGCAAATTCAATTGTTGTTATGACAGGCGCTGGTGTTGCTTACGAGCTTACGCCTGATGATTTGCCCGTTGGTCGTGTTGATGCAAACGTTTCTACTGGCTACGGATTTAATTACTATGGGACTGCTACTTACGGCCAGCCCAGGCCGGTCACGAGCGACAGTATCCCAGAAGAATGCACAGTTTGGATTTTTGATAACTTTGGCGAAAAGTTAACAATGCTTTGCACTACAGATGGGCGGCTTTTATTGTGGGATCTGGCGACGGCTATTGGAGCTGATCTAATTACAAATGGTGACTTTGCTACTGACAGCGATTGGACGAAAGGAACTAACTGGTCAATAACTACTGATCAATATGCAAAGTATGCACAGTACAAGCCAACTTTTGATGCTGACGATGTAACAATTGTTGATCCGGCAACCGATACAATAACAATAACGGGACATGACTTTGCTGACGGCGATGAGATTACCTATAACGTGCCAGCCTCCCCTGCTACAGCTCTTGGCGGTCTAACAGATGCCACCAATTATTTTATCATTTCTGCTACAGCAAACACCTTCCAATTGTCGGCTACTTCTGGCGGCGCAGCTATTAATATCACGCCTAACAATGAAGTTATTTTTGACGCTGATGACGAAACAATTAAAGATGTAGCCAATAATAAGATTATAACAGCTAATACATTTTCTAATGGCGATTATGTAACCTACGAAAATGGCGGCGGCACGTCTATTACTAATTTAACCAATGACGCTAACTATTTTATCGTCAATGCAACGAGCTCAGAATTCCAGGTTTCAGCAACTTCGGGTGGTGCAGCAATAGATCTAGGCGTAGATCCCACAACAACCATAGATCCAAATAATACAGTAGTTGGCCCATTAAATTATGCGGTGACAGTCGTGAACGTAGCTGGCGCTAATATTTTTGCATTAGATGGTGCAGAAAAGCCAACGCTTCAGTTAGTTAGAGGGCAGACGTATACTTTTGATGTTAGTGACGCTAGCAATAACGGCCATCCACTAGGGATTTTTGACGGAGGCACAGCCTACACAACAGGAGTTGCCCTTAATGGAACAATTGGCCAGCCAGGCGCTAATATTACTTTTGCAGTCCCAGCAAACGCCCCTGCAAACCTGACATACCAATGCACCGTGCATGGCGCATTGATGGGAAATGCTATAACAACAATCGACAATGCCCAAACTATCGATTTTGCTACAGAAACCATAACTTCGACAGCGCATGGTTTAAGCGATGGCAACGAAATAAAGTATTCAAGCGGCACTGGAACTGACATTAACGGATTGGTGGATGCTACTGATTACTTTGTAGTTTCTTCAACAGCCGATACATTTCAAGTTGCTGCAACGTCAGGTGGCGCAGCTATAAATTTGACAGCGCCCAAGGCGGTTACTGTAAACGGCAGTGACGCGGCAGTAGTCGACCTGGTAAATGATAAAATTGTAGCAGCAAACACTTTTGTTAATGGAGAAGAGGTTAATTATTTTAACGGCAACGGGACTGACATTACTGGCTTAACTAACTTAACAAATTTTTTCATTGTCAACGCGACGGGCACAGAATTTCAACTTAGCGCAACGTCAGGTGGCGCAGCTATTGCGCTTACAGCTTTAGGAGCTGGAACTAATCACAGTTTTACGCAAGTCATAGGCACAACGCATACTTTTGATTTAGATATTGGGTCAGCTCATAAATTTCGTGTTGATGTTGGTGATAATCACGAGCTCGAAAGAATAAATTTTGGTAATTTAGATCAAACTATAACTGGATTGCTTCCTAACACAAACGCGGTAACTGTTGATGCAAACAACAGCTCAATAGTTGATACTTCTACTGATCAAATTGTAGTGGCTAACACTTTTGCCGCAAATACAAAGGTAAGATATTCAAACGGCAATGGCGTTTCCATAGGCGGTTTGATCAATGAAACAGATTATTTTGTAATTGAAAATAATTCGTCAAATTTTAAACTGGCTGCGACTTCTGGTGGTACTGCAATAGATTTGACAGCGCCGTTAAGTCTTACATTTGATGCAGATAGCTCGGTTATTGTAGACACTACTAACGACAAGATTGTTGCAACAAATACATTCTCTAACAACAGCCAGGTTATTTATAGTATAGGCGGCGGCGTTTCAATAAATGGTCTTGTTGATGGGAATAATTATTTTATCGTAAATGCAACAGGTTCTGAATTTCAATTAGCATCAACTTCTGGCGGAACGCCAATAACTTTAAATGATAATAATTCAGTTACCATTGATAGCGCTGATACGGCCGTTGTGGATGCGTCACTAGACAAGATTATAACAGCTAATACTTTTTCTGACGGTGAGGAAGTTGTTTATTCCAATAATGGTGGGACCGATATAGCTGGTTTAATTTCAGGCTCTAACTATTTTATAATAAATTCGTCTAGCACTGAGTTTCAGCTTTCCGAAACTTCTGGGGGATCGGCCATCGATATTACGGGCGTTGGCGTTGGAACTGATCATATATTTAGACAAGATATTGGTTCAGCGCATATACTAACTTTAAATTTAGGAACAACGCACACATTCACGCACAACATTGGAGATGATCAAGACAGTTTTGATTTAGAGGTAACAATAGTTGATCTAGATCACGACAACAATTCTTCTACTGTGCCAGTGGCTTCACTCAAACTGGTGGGCACTACAAGCACGACAGAATTTGTTAATCAAAATTTATTTATCGGAAAAAATACTTTTCGTTTTGGAACAGATGACGTCGCAGCAAAATTAGAAATTATTCCTGGCGCTTACAACACTCCAAATTTTTATATTGATAATGTTACCTTAAAACAAAAAACTGTTATCGAACCCATTACTAACGCACCTATAAACAACAAAAGTCAGTTAGTGACTGAGGAAAGATTTATTTTTGCGCTGGGAGCTGGGGGGAATGCTAGGCGCGTTAGTTGGTGTGATAAAGAAAATATTAACGACTGGACGCCGGCAGTAACAAATGAGGCTGGCGATATTGAATTACAAACAGCCGGACAAATCATGCAAGGGATCAGGACCAGAGCTGGAACTCTTATACTAACAGACACAGATAGTCACCTCGCGGTATACGTTGGTCCCCCGTATGTGTATTCCTTTCAAAGGATATCGACGCACTCGGGGGCTATTTCAAGGCTTTCTGCAATTGCAACCGACCAGGGTGCTTTTTGGATGGGTCAAGAAAACTTTTTCTACTTTGATGGCAACAGCGTCCAAGTTCTTCCTTGCGATGTGCACGACTACGTTTTTGGTGATTTCAATAGCGCTCAACAATCTAAAGTCTGGGCTTTTGCCAATGGTCCAAATAACGAAGTTTGGTGGTTTTATTGCTCTGAAAGCTCATTAGAAATAAATCGATATGTGGCGTATGATTATAGAGAAAAACACTGGCTTATTGGTGATTTGTCAAGAACTGCGGGAGTTAGTCGCGGTGTTTTTGCATACCCATTCCTTGCTGGCCAAGAAACAAAGACTGTCGAATATGATGTAACAGTGGCAGCCGATAACGGAAATAAATTCTACATTTCAACTTACAGTGGTTCTGCACCGTCAATTGATTTGATTAAAGGTAATACTTACCGGTTTAAGCAGGACGACATTTCGAATGATGGCCACCCTCTTCGGTTCTCAGCTCAACCAGACGGCGTTTGGGGTGGAGGTGTAGAATATACTACTGGGGTGACTAAGGTTGGAACTCCTGGAACGGCTGGCAGTTACACAGAAATATTAATTGGAGAGTATACCCCTACCCTCTATTTTTTCTGCTCCTCACATTCACAAATGGGCCAAAAAGCTAACATCTTAGAAAAATCAATAATCTATCAACATGAAGTCGGACTTAATTATGACGGTCAATCGCAATTCGCTGAAACCGGTCCCATTTCGTTGAGCAACGGTGATACAATGTTGAAGATAAATTCAGTAATTCCAGATGAAAAAACGCAAGGCGATGTTAAAATGTCGTTTAAAACGAGGTTTCATCCGAACGACACTGAGCGGACCTACGGTCCTTTTAATCCCTCCAACCCTACTTCTTTGAGGTTTACCGGTAGACAACTTCGAATGCGCGTCACTGGTGACCAGCCAGCGGATTGGCGTGTGGGAGTTATGCGCCTAGAGGCTAAACCTGGAGGACGCAGATAATGCCAGTAAACTTACCAGTATTAGGACCAGACCTCAGGCAATGGGGTCGCCAGCTTAATGTTTATTTGTCGAGAAATTTAGGCAAACTATTTTTCAAAACAAGTGACGACAATCCTTCCGAAAATGGTGTTTTTCTATGGGATGACGAAAACAATTACCCTGTTGTCAGTTCTCAAAATCAATTTAGGCAAGTGGCAATGAAACAGGCGACGCCGTCATCAAGCACTGGAGCGCCAGGAAATAAGCCAGGAATGATCGCCTGGGACCAAAATTATATTTACGTTTGTACCGCAAGTTATGATGGAAGCACCGCAATATGGAAACGAGTAGCCCTAACGACTTTTTAGGAACTAAAGAGTTTAATAGATGTAAGAAATATATTGAAGCTGCTTTAGAATATACTGGCGGCACACATGACCTCATTGATGTTTATGAAGGTTTGTATAAAGGAACAATGCAACTTTGGCCTGCTGAGAACAGTTGTTTAGTCACAGAAATAATAAAATATCCAAAAATGAAAGTGTTAAATATTTTTCTTGGAGGCGGCGATCTCACAGAAATTTTAGGTATGCATGAAGACGTGATATCCTGGGCAAAAGGTCAAGGGTGTGAGGCATTAAACATGACGGGACGATTTGGATGGAAAAAGCCTTTGGCAGAGCATGGATGGAAACCCATGCACAGTAGTTTTGTTAAGGAGATTTAGATGGGTAAAGCCAGTTCAACACAAAAAGCGGAAATTCCAGACTGGTTGGAGGATGCTGCCAGAAGAAATTTAAGGTTAGCTGAAGAAGTAAGCCGTATTGGACCGGTGCCTTTAACTTACGGCCCTACTCGCGCTGCTTTTACTCCAATGCAAAATGCTGCGTTTGCAAATACGTCTGACCTGGCAAGCATGCTTGGGCTAACCGCTCCGACAGATACGGCTGCCGGCGGTAACATGCCAGACGCTGTAAATTATGGTGGTGTTACTGGATACAGTGCAAAGCCGGTGTATGATGCTATCACTGGAGAGTTTATAGCTGATCGCCCTGGTCAAGCTTCTTACATTGACAGCTTTTTTATAGACCCTGTTACCGGTCAAACAGTGGCTGCATCTCCGAATACCCTTCGCGCCACAAGTAGCGGCGATCCGATGATGCAAGGAGCTGTAGCTCCAACTAAAAGAAGATGGAGTGATCGTATGCCATACGATCCAGTAACAGGACAGTTTACAAGTGATAGAATGCCTAAATTTCGCGAAAAAGATATGAGAACTGTTTCTGGTTATGAAAGTTTAGGTGAGCTTGATTACAATGCCAGAGCTACGGACTACATCGACGGCATGGATACGCCAGGACATTTGTCATTAATAGGCGGCGATTTAGAAAATATTGCACTAGCAGCAAGTAAAGGCCCAAAACCGTTTGGGATAGGTGATCCAACTTACCGGATTGGTGGAATAAACAATCCAGGTAATAATCCGTCACTAGCAAGTATGGTTGCTTCTGCACCTCCAGGAATGCGTTACAATCCAGCTACTGGTGGATATGTTTCTGACGGCTCAGAACCAACAAATTCGATAAGACCGCCAACAAGAGGAACTGCCAAAGAAGATTTGCCAAAGTCATCCGTAAATGAAGGTTGCGTTATTGCTACCCATGCAGTTTCGACCGGAGTTTATAACTACCAGACACGTCGAGAAGCTGAAGTTTGGTGTATGAGAAAACTCCACGACAAGTGGTGGGGAGAAACTATCCGTCGGGGATATCGATGCCTGGGCAGACGTAAAATTGAGCAAGGCAAAGCGTCTGAGCATTACGACGAATTTAAACGTTACATTGCATTTGCTACCGGCAAGAAACGCGACCTTCGAGGCGCGTTAACATTCACACTCCGCAGCGCACAATTTTTCGCTGTCGGACTATTTGCGAGGAATTCATAAATGGCAGGGCAAGGGTCAAAAGGAGGCGGAGTACCTCAAGCAGCGCCAAACAACGGTGCCATGCAACCAGTCTCAGGATCTCCACAACCATTTAATATAAACCAATATGCTGGCCAGGGCTTAATTAATGCTATGGACGCGACTAATTACGCGATAGCTGCTCCGCTTAATGACGGCCTATTTATGAACCCCTACATGGATGAAGTTGTCGATAACACTGCTCAAGACATTGAGCGTCAACGTCAAATGGCAATCAACAACTTAGGGGCGCAAGCGCAAGGAGCTGGCGCATATGGTGGTTCCAGGCAAGCCGTAGCTGAAGGTGTGACTAACGCTGAGTACGGGCGAATGGCTGCTAACACTTTGGGTAACTTGCGATTGCAAGGTTTAAACACTGCTATGGCGGATAGAACTAATCGATTAAATGCTGCCAACCAACTAGGTAACTTAGCCGGCGGAGCGTTTGACGCAAGCAGAGCAATAACTGGTGACATGCTTAACCAAGGTTTATTGCAACAAAATAATCAGCAAGCTCTTATCGACGCCGCGAGGGGCGATTTCTCAAACTACGCTAATTATCCCTACGGCATGGTTGACATGTTTGGAAACGTAATAAATTCCACTCCGTCTTCCACGTCCTCAACTACAACTGACAATCCAGGTTTAATAGGAACACTGGGATCTCTGTTGTACATGATGCCAAAAGGTCCAGTCTAGTAATGCAACTGACTGCTAGAGATATATTAGCAAAAACACTGCAAGCTGAAGCTGGCAACCAAGGTCCGCTGGGTATGCTTTCCGTGGGCTCAGTAATTATGAATAGATTAATGAGCGGCAAATATCCAAATAAATTGCATGATGTAATTTTACAGCCTGGTCAATTTTCCGCTTGGAATAAATCAACAGGATACGCTGACGGACAACAGGGTCAAAATATGGATTTTACGCCAACTGCGTCGGCCTATTCAGTGGCAGACCAATTGCTGGACGCAAATTACAATGACCCTACGGGCGGCGCTACTCACTTTTATAACCCTGACATAGTAAACCCATCATGGGGGAAAGATGCTGGAGGTAATTGGAAAACGATAGGGAACCACGTTTTTGGTATCCCAAATGATAAGGAAGCATCGATGGAAACAGGTTTTAATAATCCCGTTATGAACGCAACATCTAGAAACTCGGCTGACCCAAGTCAAAATGGAGCGAACTCAAACCCATTGTTTAAAATGCTAGGCAACGCTGTTGGTGGTGGATTTGATCAACTTAAAAATGCTGTAACAGGCCGAGATCCAGACGCGTCGGACCGATTAGCAATTGGCTTAATGCAGTTAAGCGGCCAGCCTCAACAGTTTGCTCCGTTAATGCAGTTAGCAGCCAATGACATTCAAGAAAGGAAAAAGCTGCGTCAAACAAATAAAACAATTGAATATCTAGAAACTATTGATCCTAAACTTGCTGAAATGGCCAGAAACAATCCTGCGATGATAACTTCTATAATGCAGCAAGTAACTTCCAGTATGATAAATCCAAAAACTAAAAAAGGTACTTTACCAGGATCAGAACTGAAACAAGCTTTTCCTGACAATGTAAATATAGAAGAAGGCAAACTTTACAACGTTGAATATGACGATGAAGGTACAATAATCAAAGCAACTCCAGTTGGTGGTGGCGGCATAAAAAACGAAATTATTATGCCTGGAGGCGCGAAAGCAGAAAATAAATTATTAGAAAAACTTATGGGCGCAACGGGAGATCAATGGGCGGCAATGATGAGCCAAGGAAACGCAGCGGCCCAGCTTTCCGTCGATTTAGAAATTTTAGCCAGGCTTGCTCCGTTAGCTCCAAGTGGCCCTTTGCAGGGTCGCCTAGCAGAAAATTTTCCAGAGTTTAATGATGTATCAGCTTTACGACAAAGCATTATAAAACGTATCGCTCCAACTTTACGAGTGGAAGGTTCAGGCTCTACGTCAGATACTGAATTTAACGCAATGCTTGATGGTTTTGGAAGTTTAAAAAATACTCCAGAAGCTAACGTTGCTATCATTTCTGTTTTTCAGAAAAAAGCTGCGTTTGACATAGCTAGAGCCAAAATAGTCAGAAATTATTCGACTGGTGATATTACTTTCAAAGAAGCTAATGATCAGATGGGTCAATTAGAGCAGCAATCATTAATTCCACAAGAAGTCGATGCAATCATACAAAGATTTAGTATTGACGATAGTGACACAGACACGGGCCCAAAACGTTTACGATGGGATATGGAAACTAAGAGTTTTATATAATGGCAGAGCAAAACATCATAGAAGTCGAGGTTGGTGACACTATCTTGGAATTTCCAAGCACCATGTCTCAGGATGAAATCCGAGAGGCAGTAATGAAGTTTACTGGGCAAGAAGACAAAACTTTTTTCCAGACAGTCGGCGATAAAACTAAAGATGTAATTGACTGGTTTAAGGGCGGCCAGCGTGATGAGACTATACCTTTAGCTCATCAAGCTAAATTAGGTTTGCCAATGAAAGAGGCAACCAAAATGGTCACTCTTTTAGCAACTACTGCCAGTGACGATAGGTTACAATCCGGCATTAAAGAAATAATACCTGACGCTGAATTTATGAAAGACAGCTTTGGAAACCTGGTTGCTATTGTGCCTCACTACATAGACGGCAAACCAACTAAGCAATTTACAAGATTTTATCCAAACCCAAAAGGTTTAGACGTTACAGATTTAATGCAGGCGGCTGGAGCTATAACTGCTGGTCAAGCGATAGCTTATACTGGTGGAGCTGCTGGTGTTCCCGTAACCGGTATAGGCGGCAGCGGACTAATTGGTATGACTGAGGCTGGATTAGTTGAAGCTATAAGCTCAAAACTTTCAAATGCTAAATATAAAGTGACAGATCCTATTTTTGGTATTTTTGGTGGTGTTGTTGGTAACAAAATTGCCGACATGGGCGCAAAGGTTGTCAACGTATTTAGAAGCAATCCAAACGCTATGTTTGACGCGAACGGTGTGTTAGACCCAAAAATCGCCAAACAACTCCAAGATGCCGGAATAGACCCAGAGACTGTTACAAAAGATACTTTGGGAAAAATAAGTGCAAAAGTTAAACAAAAAATAGATCCTTTGGAGGCACAAAGATTAGTTGACGCGGAAACCCTACCCGTTCCCGTCCCATTAACGACTGCAACAATTACTGGATCTAAAGGGGCGCAGTTATTTGAAGACGCTGCCGCTAGTGGCGCATTTGGAGATAGTGCAGAACGAACAATGGCTGGTGCCCAGGCGAAAGTTCAAGATGCTCTCCAGGCGAATATACCAGCAATACAAGATGACATAGCTAGGGGATCTGAAAAAATAACAAATATTGGTGAGGCTGGACCTGGTGCGCAAGCTGCTCTCGTAAATCAAAAAGAGGTAGCCGATAGAGTTGCCAATGATTTGTACAAGGAAGCCAGATCAAGTGGTCCTGCATTTTTAGATCAACTTGAAGGCGATGTTATGGTTGACAGAATAACCAAGGACATGGCTGAAAATTTTGAGTTATCGAATGTGACTGAAACGGCAAAGTTTATAGATCAAATGAGAAAAATTATTTCTGACGGAGGAGATGTCAGGGAGCTTTTCGCATTAAGAAAAAGAATTACAAATCAAAGCAAGGAAATGGGACAGTCTGGGTCATCCGCTGGGTTTTTAAATGAACTCTTTGATAAAGAGTTAACTCAGGCCTTGGAAAGCACTTTGATATATGGCGATGATACAGCCGTCGTAAAATGGTTAGCAGCAATAAAAAATTACAAAGAATTTACTAATACTTGGAATTCAAAAGGTGGTATATTAAGCGCCCTTACAGAAGACACTATTAAAGACGGCACGAAAAGCTCATTAAAAATATCTCCAGAAGCCGCCGCCAACTTTATTTTTAATGCGTCAACTGGAAGTTCTAAAATCTCAACCAATCCTCAAGTGGCCAGGCAACTTATAACTTTAAAAAATAAACTTCCAATCGAGCAATGGAACCAAATAAGACAAGAAGCATTTTTAAGACTTACTCAAGCAGGAAAAACTTCAAAAGGCGGCGTAGATAAATTTTCAGGCGTCATGTTCCGTAAAAACTACAAAGATTTAATGACGAAAAATCCAGGCATGTTGAAAAACCTTTTTACGCCTAGAGAAATAGAGTTGATAGACAAGTTTGCAAATGTTTCAGCTAGAGCAACCGGAGGTGCAGTTAACGCCTCTAACTCAGCTAATGCTGCATTTAATGCCGCTGGCAAACTTGCGGCTGCATTTGGGGCAACAAATGTCGGTGCGTACATGACAAGAGCTTTTGGTATTAGATTGCTAAGAGAGTTTGTTGGAGGCGCTAGAGCGCAAATTGCTGCTAGTGGTCGCACTACACAATTCCCTAGTATCGGAGCTGGTCCTGGCGGTGCGGCAGCGACAGATGAAGAAATCCAAGACGCTATTAACGCGCAATTTGCCAGGACAACTGGCTTAGTTTTTGGTTCAGGTAAGTAAGGAAAAACAATGGAATTAAAAGAAAAAACATTCGACGAAGTAGAAAACATTGTTTCCCAAGCAATCAAGGACGCTGTCGATTTTGTCGAGCAAGAGATAAGCCAGGAGCGCCTAAAGAGTATGCGCTACATGGAAGGCTTAACGGACCTGGGCCATGAAGAGGGTCGGAGTAAAGTAGTAAGCACAAAAGTTCGTGATACGATTAAGGCGACCAAACCCTCTATTTTGAGGGTCTTTATGAGTACTGACAAACCAGTTGAATTTGTGCCTAGGGGTCCGGAAGATGTGGCAATGGCTGAGCAGGCTACAAATTTTATCCATCACGAATTTCAAAGGCTAAACGGCTATAAAATACTTTCAGATTTAATACACGATGCCCTGGTTAAAAAACAAGGAATAGCGAAAGCGTATTACAAAACATATCCGAAAGCTAAAATTTACACGTTTACCGATCTGACGGCGGAGGAACTGACTTTATTAGTAGACGATCCAGAAGTCACAGTTTTAAGTCAAAAGTCAGTAATGAAAAGCTCACAAGAAGCGCCTTATTATGATCTCAAAATTAGCCGCCAAGAAATGAAAGGCGAGCTCTGCATTGAGGCTGTACCTAGTGAAGAATTTTTTATTAATCGTGAAGCTAAAAGCATAGAAGATGCTTATGTGGTTTGCCACCGTACTGAAATGAGGGCTGGCGACGTGGTGGCTATGGGCTTTGATCCGGAAGTAATTTACGAACTTGATAGTTACGATAGTGATACGGCTATTACCCAGGAAGAAGTTTACCAACGCCAGGGCTACAACGACGAAGGAGAAGACGACAACGCTTTAGATCCTTCAATGAAGAACGTTTTAATCAGTGAAGCATATATGAGGATTGACGCTGACGGCACTGGAGTGCCTGTCCTTCATAAATTAATCTGTGGCGGAACAGGTTATAAATTGTTGGACTACGAGCCCTGCGATCATGTTCCTTTAGTCAAACTTGAAATAGATCCGGAGCCGCACACGTTTTACGGACGCAGTTTAGCTGAGATTTTATGCGATGACCAAGATGCGGCGACCTCAGTGCTTCGCGGAATACTGGATAATGTGGCTTTGACAAACTCACCCAGGATGGGCTTCGTCAGCGGAAAAGTTTCTGTAGAGGATCTTCTCAACAATGAGGTGGGCGGACTAATCAGAATGACTGATCCAGGTGCGGTCCAAAATTTAGCAATTCCGTTCGTTGCCGGCCAAACATTAAACGCCCTCACCTATTTGGATAAAATGGTCGAGGCTAAAAGTGGCGTGACACAGAATATCGCATTAAATCCAGACGCCCTCCAGTCCACAACAAAATCGGCAGTAACAGCGGCGGTCGAAGCGGCTGCCGGCCAGGTCGAAGTCATGTGCAGAAACTTAGCTGAAGGCTTCAAAGATTTATTTAAATTGATGCTTGAGTTGGCACATAAAAACATTGACGAAGAAAAGCTTATGAAACTTAACGGTGTTTACGTTCCGGTAGATCCCAGGGTTTGGGATACAAGCTACGACGTTAGCATCAATGTCGGACTGGGAACTGGGCGCGAAGATGAGCGCGTAGCGGCGCTGACACAAGCCCTACAGTTGCAAATGCAAGTATATGCGAACTACGGCGCACAAAATGGTTTAGTGAGCCTGACAAACATTAGAAACACTCTGGCGGATATTCTGGCCGTCAACGGAGTAAGAAACAGCGACAGATACTTTGCGCCAATCAACCAGGAGATTGAGCAGCAAATGCTTGCCCTGCAACAACAGCAACAACAGGCAATGGCGCAACAACAGCAAGATCCGAACGCTGCATATCTCCAAGCGGAACAAATAAAAGCACAAGCTAAAGTAAGCACAGACATGGCTAAGCTTCAGTTAGACGCAACTAAAGCAGCCGCTGACGACGACCGTGAGCGCGATAAGATGGCTCAGGACCTGATGGTCAACGCAGCTAAGATTGCCGGTCAGTACGGCGCTACAGTGGACGTGGCGGCTATAAAAGCAGAACAAGATAAAATGCGTACCGTTGCCGGCATTGCACAACAAGGAATGAACAATGGACAACAGTAAGATAAGAGCTGAAGACGCTAAGCGATTGATGAATGACGATACGTTTAAGCTTTTACTGCAAGAGGTTCGCGAAAACCAAAAAGAGGTTTTTGCAACAAGTAGCGCTGAAGAAATTGAGCGCAGAGAAGAGGCTCACGCAATATTGCGAGCCATGAACGAAATGATAACGCACCTCGACGCCGTAATTACGGCAGATACGTTATTAGAAATGAGAAAGGGTTAGTATCGTGGAAGCGCCTAACAAAGTAGAGCAGTCAATGAATGACGCAATGGAGCAACTTTTAGAAGTTCCAGAACAATCTGGTGACGAAAATTTAAATGTACCAGATACCAATTCTGAAGCCGTCCAGGCAACTGAAGAAGTACCTCAACAAGAGCCTGAAACAGTTGAGCAAGCGGACCAAGAAGAAGTAGCCGACGACGATAGCGATTTGCTTGAGTACGAGGCAGACGATGATGTAGAAATTGAAACCGAACAGGTTGACACGCCAGACCATCTCTACCCCGTCAAAATTGACGGTAAAGAAGAGATGTGGACCCTGGAAAAGCTTCAACAGAGTGCGGCTGGACAAGGTTACATCAACAAAAGAATGCAAGAGATTGCCAGCGTAGAAAAAAACTACAAAAGCGAAATTGAAGCATTAACCACGCAACGCCAAGAAATGTTGGCGTTCTTCGAGCAAGCAAAGGAGACTGGCTTACAAGAGCCTACTCTACCGTCTAGTGAGTTATTTAATGATGACCCAATTGGGTACATGCAGGAAAAGCTCAAGTATGACGAGAGTAAAGCTCAGTATGATGCCAAGCTCGCTCAAATGACCAAAATTTATCAAGACCAACAGGTCGCGAATGAACAGCGGTTACAAGAGTACACCATGAACCAAGCTCAGCTCCTGACTGATAGGTTGCCGGACATAGCACATCCCGACAAAGGCGAGGCTATTAAAAAGGGAATTTCAGAAGTTGGCGAGTATTACGGATTTACCCAGGAAGAAATGGGGAAAGTCAGAGATCATCGGTACATTTTAGCGATGCATGACGCAATGCGTTATAGACAATTGGTTCAAAAAAAGGCGGCTGCCACCTCTGGAAAAAAAGAGAGCATTGCCACAGTCAAAGCTGGTGCGAAGAAACGTCCACAATCTCAAAGCGAGCGATCCAGAAAAGACGCTATGAAGCGTCTCCGTCAAACGGGGGATCCAAAAGACGCGATGCCCTTAATCTTTGAATAGTGAAGCCAAGAAAGGAAATTTATCATGGCATTACCAACAAATACATATACATCCTATGACAATGCAAATTCGATTAAGACCGATTTGCGAGATGTGATTTATAATATTACACCCTTCGAAACCCCATTTAGAGCTAAATGCGGAAAGTCTTCTGCGAAGGCTACTTTGCACGAGTGGACTACTCAGTCGCTCAGATCAAGTGCTTCAAACAAACACCTAGAAGGCGATAATACGGTTGCTGAAGCTCGCACGGCGGTCACAAGATTGACGAATTCCACTCAAATTTTTAAGAACGCGGTGTCAATTCCAGGGTCAGACGTAGGCCTGGACAAAGCCGGGAAAAATCGGGAAATGGGATACCAGATGCTATTAGTGGCTAGGGAGCAAAATTTGGACGTAGAGAAGGCTTTATTCGACAATAATTTTCGGGTAAATGGCGCGAATAACACGGCTAGAGAGTTGGCTGGTGCTCCATCTTGGATGACTACTAACGTAGATTTCCAATCTGGTAACTCTGGTGCAAACCCAACCGGTGACGGTTCAGATGCACGAACAGATGATGGTACTCCGACTGCATTTTCACAGACAAAATTCGACACTGTGATGCAATCAATTTGGGAAAATGGTGGTCGTTCAGACACATGCTATCTATCAGCATTCCAAATGAATAAGGCATTAGCTTTTACTGGTAATAACAACCAAAGAGCAAACGTCGTTGCTGGTGATGAGCGAGTTGTTAATTCGCTTTCAATATATCTTACCCCTTGGGGTCAGGTGGCATTTCAACCCTCGAGGGAGAACCGTTCTAGAGACGTGTTTATACTCCAGGATGATATGTGGGAAATCGCTGAGCTAAGACCAGCTCGAAACACTCCGTTGGGTGTGACTGGTGATAACGAGTCCAGACAACTCATACAGGAACTAACATTAGTCTGTAAAAATGAAGCATCAAGCGGAATAATTGCAGACAATACAACTAGTTAATAAGTGTAATTTATGCAGGGCGTTCGCGCCCTGCTTTTAAAAGTACTAGATACCGGAGGGTAAAATGAAAGTTAAAGTATTAATGAAAAGCATTTCAACATCCGCCGGCGTAAAGCGCCAGGACGATATTGTTGAATTACCTAATGAAGAGGTTAAAAAAATTATATCAATGAAACCTCTAGCTCTCGAAGTAATGCAGGAAATGCCACCAATGAAAAAGGCAGCTCCTCAATCAAAAAAGAAAAGAGCTCGAAACGCTGACGGAACTCTTCGAGCGGACGATAAGTCTACCCCAAACGTCAATGAGGCTTACGAATAATGATAAGAAATGATCCTCATCGATTAAGAGAAGACGTCCACGTCAACGACAAGGGAGAAATTACCGTCGTAAATCATTTTAGCGGTAATGAACTTTTATTAGACGCAAAACATGCCAGGGAAGCCTCACCTAACGCGGTAGGAAGCGACTGGAAGCACGTTGGCCAGGTTCACCCTGGTCTTGTTCATATTTGGCTAAAGGAAGCTGGCGTCGCTTGGAGCGATCCTACGGCGGTAGCTGAAGTCATTAAACGTAAATTGATGGACGGCGAATATAGCCAGCTTCGTGGATGGGAGGGCAAGTGGTGACACAAGACAGACGCAGCGCTGCCAGTGCACATGCCAGGATCGACGTTGTCGAAAAGGATATGGTCGAGGTCAAGACTGAGCTGCGAATACAGCTCAAAGATCTCTACGTCCGCACCAAGCGAACTGAGCAAATACTATGGGGCGCTGCCGGTTCTATTATTGCCCTGCTTATCGCAGTCTTAATGAAGGTAGGATAATGTCGATGCCAAAAGTAAATATCGTCGCTGCCGCTTCGGCGGTAACATTGATTGTCTCTACAACGGCAGGGACCATTTGGTATGCCGCTGGCCAAGCGTCGATAATATCCAACCTGGAGGAAACTGTGGCTCAGCTCTCTGCACAGTCAGAAATCCAGGACAAGGTAAATATGCAAAGAGACATTCTAGCTAACAGCGATCGCTTAAATGAAGTTGATGAGGACATGAACGACTTATGGCAAGAGCTGGATATGGCGTGGGAGGATCTTGAAGGAATGACCTCACACATGATGGAGATTGTAAAACTGCAATCTCGTATAGCGATTTTAGAAAAGACAGTAGAGTTTACAAGGCGTGACGGGATGTAGTTATGGTTGACCCTATTTCGGCATTAGCCGTTGTAAAATCTGGATTAAGCGCCGGTCGCACAATTCATTCTTTGTCTAAACAGATAGGGCAATTTTTTGATGCAACTGACAACGCTAAAAAGCAACTTCAGAAAAAAGGTTTGTCTGGTTCAAATGTCAACTCCATAGCAATGGAACGCTTTGCCAAATTACGCGAAAGCGCACAACTAGAAGAAGACTTAAAAGACTGGATCTGTGACCCCAGAAATGGCTTGGGCCCATCACACTGGCAAGAACTTTTAAAAATACGTCGAGAAGTTCTCCAGGAAAAGCGAGAAGCAGAAGCCCAGGCGCGTCGTGACGCGATAGAAAGGCAAGAGTTAGCGGTTACTATAACCGGAATTGTTGTGCTGCTCTTGTTCGCGTTCGTCGGCTCGACGGCCTATATGCACTGGTTGGGTTGGGTGGATGTGCGTGATTGGTTTCGGTGAGGTTAGTGGAGGTTAAACGAAATAGATGGATTGTTTATAGAAATGGACGGGTTGTCGTCCAAACTTCATGTAAGAAATTAGCAGTAAGGATCTTAGAAAATGAACGAACTAGTCCCAGATAAAATGGCTTACCAGGTGAACAAAAGGCGTATGTCTTACATTGCGCTCTTTATGATGTGCGCGACGACGGCAGCGACGATATACGACCCCTCCAGGATGAATGAAGCCTCTGGGGTGCTGCAAGTCCAATACCTCGCGTTAAGTGGCCTGGTGGGCGCGTACTTCGCTCTATCAAGCAAGGTCTTGGGAGGGAAATCAGAATGATGCAGTTCCTTGGGCCCGTAGCTAACCTGGCGTCGTCCTGGTTGCAGGGAAAAGCCGACGCAAACGCAGCAAATGCAAAGTTAAAATTAACTGAGGCGGAAGCGAAAGCAAAAATTTTATTATCGAAAGAAACATCGACCGCTGACTGGGAAAGGATAATGGCCCAGTCTACTCAAAATTCTCTTAAAGACGAATTTATAACGGTAGTCGTAATGATCCCAGTGATTTTATGTTTTGTTCCAGGGCTCGAAGAAGTTGTCAAAAATGGTTTCGATCGTCTTTCAGAATTGCCGGAGTGGTACACTTGGCTAGTTTTTACTGTGTGCTCTGCGGCCATAGGAATACGAGGCGGTAAGCAATTTTTCAGCGGTAAAAAATAATGGAAACCTGGCAAATAGTTTTACTGACAATGGTCAGCATCAACACGATCGTCAATTGCTGGCGACTTTACCTGGAGGCAAAGAAATGAAAGATAATTGGAACGATTTTTTCGAAATGCTGATTAAGCATGAGGGTGGTTTTACTGACAATAAAAATGATAAAGGCAACAAAGAGGACGGTCACGGCAACGAGGGATCAACTATGCTGGGCGTCACTGCTTACAACTGGGCTAAGTACACCGGCAAGCCAGCTCCTAAAGATGTAATGAGAAAGTTAACTAAAGAAGACGTGAAACCGTTTTACGAAAAAGATTACTGGCGGCCTATCCGCGCAGACGATTTATATAGCGGCTTGGATTACTCGGTGGCGGACATGGCCGTGAATGCCGGACCTTCCAGGGCTGCCAAACTATTGCAACGTGTCCTAGCGGTAAAAGCTGATGGGAAGATTGGTAATCAGACCCTCAAGGCAATGCACGATCACGAGCCAAAAGAGTTAATCGAAAAATATTACGATGCTCGCGAAGGGTTCTATCGAAAGCTCGATGACTATAAGCATTTTGGAAAAGGCTGGTCTAGGCGCAATAAAGAAACGCTGGAAAAATCTTTGGCGATGATAAGTTAAAAGGAGCCCTAATCGGGCTCCTCTTTTTTCTCGTCCTTATGCTTAAAATATTTTTTTAAACAAAGCTTTTGTATTGTTGGCATCTAATCCTCCCTGGGTAATCCATAGTCTCTGCAAAGACGGCCGACGTGGGCCAGAGAGATATTTAAGTAACCGGCAATGTGTGCTCGCGTGTTTCCACGTTTGAGCATCTCATTGACGCGCTCAGCCATCTTAGACATAACCTCCAAGTTTGGCCTAACTTCGACGGGCTGACCCCACTTTTTGCGGAGCCGGCGATTTTCTTCTTTAGCCATAGCCTTCATCCTGGCAAGAGGATCCATTTCATTTGTCATTGTTGTCGTCCGCCAGTGTCCAGTAAGGTTTGTTTCGATAAAAATTTTCTTTGATGTAACCTTTATCGATAAGCGTCCGGATGTGTGGATAGATACTTTGCCGACTGGCTCTTTCCTTACACACTTGGACGCCATCAACTTGACCCGAAGCCATGTCTTTTAATGTCGGACTTCGTCGCTCTGGATAACGTTTGTAGAATTCACAGATATAATCAAAGATTTCATTTTGAGATTTAGTTAGAGGGTGTTTCAATGGTACACCTCCTGATCTCCGATAAGCTGCACGTCAACTTGTGCGCCATCATCTGATATAGAAACCTTCAGATTTTCTGTTTGGACTTCGTTCAAGCCCAGTCCGACCATACCTTCCGCCAGGGTTTCCGTGGCAAGCTCTCGTATTGTTTCCCACTTCCCTATGTTTGCTAAGGCAGAGGTAACGTTTTCAACGAGCTCGTTTACATGGTTTTTAAAGTCTGGATCTAAAGTGCCTGGTTGGCCATCTTGGAATTTATATTTTTTTAATGCCACCCGAAGCCCCTCGCTACCCATAACCATAAAGTAAATATGGCGAATAAACTCATGGCAGCGAGTACGTCTTCGATTATTCTGATTATTCTGTTTGTTCTGTTTGTTCTGATTAGGTTAATTAGGTTAATCTGTCTGATTAGGCTAATCTGTTTTTCTGATACATTAGAAAGTTTCGGTATAATATATATTATGCGCAAACCTCTAACATAGTCAGAAAGCCGCTTATATTTTATTGGCATTTCGCTCTCCTCAATGTGTTAAATGTATTAGATACCTTTTTATAAGTACCCAGTACTGTTTAATTGTCTTCGTTAAGCTCTTTATCTTTAGCCAGGTCGTCAAACCCGTTAGTGTCGGTCATATTATCTTGACCGTTAATAAATTCGTATCGTTCCGTTCCTCGTTCCCTCGGATCTTGCGGACTGATCATGCTAAACTGGTGGTTCATTTCCACCAGCAAGTTTTGAGCTAACGTAGTTCGGTCCGAACCACGCATGGAATTAGACTGGTCGATCTTAGCAATCCGGTCGGCGTATTCCCTCATTATGTTCGCTGCCTTTTGTACATGACTTGGGTGCCACATTGGAATTGCAATTCTTCTCTTCCACTTCATCATGCCGGTGCTTATCTTAAACATCGTTTTGTTTAATTTAAGCTTCCGGCCAGGATTTCCGTGATAGTTAACCTTCATGTCTTCCTCCTGTCTTTAATCTGTCTCAGTTTGGTTTTGCTAGCAAGACCTAGTAACTCGCTTTTTTTCACCAAGCTACTCGTCGTTTTTATACTCAGCGGC